CTGATCCCGGTCGACCAGATCGAGCCAACCTGGTTGGGCATGGTCGCCGCCGCGCGTTCCTACATCCGCGCCGAGCCTGACCGCCTTGCCCAGCTGCTGGAAGTCACCGAAGGTGCTGAGGGCAAGCGCGATCTACTGCAGGAAGCCTTCGATGAATTTTTACACAAGCTCTCAAACTACGATCCAGTCGACGACGACGACGACTGACCCCCTTCGTGCGCTCTTGCGCAAGGCGGTCAAGAAGTTCGCGCCGCCGCCAAAGATCACCGTGGCCGCCTGGGCCGAAAAGTACCGCGTGCTGTCGTCGGACACGTCAGCGCTGCCAGGCAAGTACAGCCTGACCATCACTCCCTACCTGCGCGGCATCCTGGAGTGCATCACCGACCGTGCAGTGCGCAAAGTCGTCTGCCAGAAATCTGCCCAGGTCGGATGGACGGACGGAGTCATCAACAACTTCGTGGGCTACACGATGCACGTCAATCCCGGGCCGAGCGGGATCATGTTTCCGAAGGACGGCAGCGCCAAGGATTACAACGTCGAGAAGTTCATCCCGATGGTGGAGGCCACGCCGGTTCTGGCCGAGATCGTCAATGTCAAGACCCGGTCCAACGACAACACGCAGAACCGCAAGAAGTTCCCTGGCGGCTTCCTAAAAATGTTCGGGTCGAACTCGACCGGCGGCGTGAAGTCGACGCCGTTGAAGAACGTCGTGGTGGAGGAGCCGGATGACTGTAACTTGAACATCAAGGGCCAGGGCGATTCGATCAAGCTGGCCGAGGAGCGCGTCAAGACCTTCCGCGACCACAAGATCCTGGTCGGCGGCACGCCATCAATCCTGGGCGTGTCGAGCATCGCGGCGGAAATGGAACTGTCGGACATGCGGTACTTCTACGTCCCTTGCCATGACTGCGGCGATTCGCATGTCCTGGAGTGGGCGAACGTCCGTGTGCAGCACGACGAGAGCCGAACACACATGATCTACGGCACGGCGCTGCCGGACACCGCCGCCTATATCTGCCCTCACTGTGGATCCGCATGGAACGACGCGGCCAAGAACCGCAATGTGCGCAAAGGCGAATGGCGCGCGACTGCGGAATTTCGTGGCGTTGCTGGCTTCTACCTGAACGAGTTGTACAGCTCCTTCCCGGAATCTACGCTCACGCGCCTGATGGAGAAGTTCCTCAACGCGCAGCATGAAATGAACCAGGGCGAAGTTGGCGCCATGATCGCCTTCTGGAATTCCTCGCTAGGCCTGGCCTACGAGTACCAGTCGGACACGCCGGACGAAGAGACGTTGAAAGCCCGCGCCGAGGACTACGAGGAAATGACCGTGCCTTGGGGCGGCCTGGTGCTGACAGCCGGCGTCGACGTTCAGCACGGGCGCCTGGCCGTGGTGATCCGGGCCTGGGGTCGGGGCGAGGAATCCTGGTTGGTCTACTGGGGCGAGATCCACGGCGTGACCGTGATCCCCGAGCAAGGCGCCTGGGTGGACCTGGATGCGCTGCTGACGCAGGACTTCCGACACGCCAGCGGCGCCAAGTTGGGCATCCGCGCTGTATCGGTCGACTCATCGGACGGCACGACGTCGGACGCCGTCTACTCATATGTGCGTGCGCGCCAGGGGCGCGGCTACATGGCGATCAAAGGTGCATCGGAAACCGGCGATGACAAGCGCGAGATCTTCGCCAAACCCGGCCAGTCGGTCGACGTCGACAAGAAGAGCAAAGCTTGGAAGTACGGTTTGAAGCCGTACATCGTCGGCACCACGCGCGCCAAGGATTTGATGATCGAAGGCCGGATGCCGCTGACCGGCACGGGGCCAGGGCGGATGCACTGGTACAAGACGGTGCGCCCCGACTACTGGGAGCAGATCACAGCCGAGATCAAGGCGCCGCACCGCACCGCGCGGAACCGCAAGGTGTGGCAGAAGAAATCCGGCGTGCGCAATGAAGGTACCGACTGCGAGATCTACGCCCTGCACGCCGCGCGTTCGCTGAAGCTGAACCTGTTCAAGGAGCATCACTGGGCCGAGCTGGAAAACCGGATCAGGCAGAAAGGCTTCTTCGAGGATGAGGACGACGCACCGGTGCCGGCCAAGTCAGCGGAGGAAGAAGTGCAGCAGTCGGCCGCCGAAGATAGCCCCGAACCGGCGCCGCAACCTATAGCTCCACCGGCGAAAGCGCCAGTGGCCAAGAAACCAATCAAGCCACCTCCACGGCGAGGAGGCTACTCAGTATCGAGCTGGTAATGAACATTCCTCCATCCCTTGCAGCTGGTGACTCCGCCAGCTGGACCGATACGAGCATTCGCACCGGTGACGGGCGCAACCTCGTATCGAGCGCCTACAGCCTGTCGTACTCGCTACGCGGGACGACTGCCGGCATTGACCTGCAATCCACGCCGAGCGGTGCGGGCTGGTCGACAGCGATCACCACCGCACAAAGCGCCCAGCTGAACACGTCGGCAAGCAACGTAACCTGGTACTGGCAGGCGTACGCCACCAAGGCCGGCGAGCGAGTGCTGGCCGGCGAAGGGACGCTGATCGTCAAGCCGAACTTCGCCGCGCTGAACGGCGTGTTCGACGGACGTACGCAAGAAGAGCGCGACCTGGACGCGGTGAAGGCGGAGATCAGTAGCCGGATCAGCGGCGGCGCCACGCTCGAATACAGCATCGGCAGCCGCAACTTGAAGAAGGAGCCGATTGCGGCGCTGATGGCGCTGCAGGACCGGCTGCGAATGGTCGTCAACCGCCAGAAGGCTGCCCAGCGCATAGCGAACGGGCAGGGCAACCCTGGCAAAGTTTTGGTGAGGTTCCGATGATGTTTGCTAAACAACGCAACTGGCTGGCCGGTTGGCTGTCGCCGCAAAGGAGTAGCAGTCCCGCGTCGCTTCCTCCTCCAACGCAGCCGGCGCCCCCGCCGCCTGCAGGACGCGGACGCAGCAAGCGGGCCTACGCCGGCGCCCAGATGACCAGGCTAACCAGCGACTGGGTAGCGACGAACACCTCGGCAGATGCGGAGATCCGCATGAGCCTGCGCACGCTGCGCAATCGCTCCCGCCAACTGGTCCGCGACAATGACTATGCGAAGAACGCGATTCGCACGATTCGGAATAACGTGGTGGGCAAGGGGATCGCCTTCCAAGGCCAGGTCATGATGCGCCGGGGCAACCGGCTGGACGAAAAGACCAACACGGCACTTGAGAAGGCTTGGCGACGCTGGGGCCGCAAGCGCTCTTGCCACACTGCCGGCATGCTGTCGTTCAAAGACATCCAGCGCTTGGTCATCACGTCCGTGGCCGAGTCCGGCGAGGTGCTGGTCCGCTTCATCTACCAGGCATTCGGCGGCAGCAATGTCCGCTTCGCCCTGGAGATCATCGAGGCCGACCAACTGGTCGACGAATACAACGGCCGCGCCGAGAACGGCAATGAGGTGCGGATGGGCGTGGAGGTGGATGCCTGGGGCCGACCGACAGCCTACTACCTCTATCCGAAGCATCCAGGCGACTACCAGTTCACCGGCGTTCCGGTGGCCAGCCGCTACATCCGCGTGCCGGCGGAGGAGGTGCTGCACTTGGGCATCCCGGAGCGGGTAGGGCAGACGCGCTTCGTGCCGTGGTTCCACACGGCCATCAAGCGCCTGAACAACCTGGGCGGATACGAAGAGGCGGAAATCGTCGCGGCGCGCGCCACAGCGGCGGTCATGGGCTTCATCCAGTCGCCCGAGGGCAACGATGCGATAGGCGACGATGGTGTCGAAGCCGGCGAGCGCGTGTACGACTTCGAGCCTGGAACGATCAAGGAGCTGCAGGCTGGCGAGACTTTCGCTGGTTTCAACCCGACGCGCCCGAATGGCCAGATGGACCCGTTTATGCGGCTGATGCTGCGAGGGGTATCAGCCGGCATCGGGTTGAGCTACGAATCGCTGTCGCGCGACTACTCGCAGTCGAACTACTCCAGCTCGCGCCTGGCGCTGCTGGACGACCGCGACAACTGGCGTGTCCTGCAGGACTGGATGATCGAAAACTTCCTGCAGGAGGTCTACGAGAAGTGGCTCGAAATGGCCGTTCTATGCGGTGTGGTCAATCTGCCGGCGTACGAAATCGACCCCGAGTTGTACAACGAGGTGCGGTGGATGGCGCGCGGCTGGGAGTCGGTCGATCCGCTGAAGGAGGCGACGGCCAATCGCATGAACGTGCGGTCGGGCTTTACCACGGCGCAGGCCGTTATCAGCGAAGGCGGCGGCGACTACGAAGAAGTGTTCAAGCAGCTGCGCCGGGAACGTGATCTCGCCGCGCAGTACAACCTGGTCATGGAATCCGATCCATGGCAGACGGACAACAAGGGGGCCAGTCAGGCGGCCGAGGTCGAGGAAGTCGACACCGGGCAAGGAAACACGGGCGATCCGAACCCCGCATCGGAACCCGAGGAGGAGGCGGCAACCGGCGCCGATTAACCCCGCTTCACCAACACGAGGCCGTCGAATGCAAGTTCGGCGGCCTTTTCTTTTGGAGTTTTGAATGTCAAAGCCAACTGTGCAGACGTCTGCACAACCAGCTGTACGCAAGCGACTGGACGACGGCGCGGCGCTGGGGCCGCAGCGGCGCTTCCTGTCGATCCGTTCGCAAGACGCGCCTGCGCTCGATGAGGAGGCCCGCACCCTGGTGCTGACTTTTTCGAGCGAACTGCCGGTCGAGCGATGGTTCGGAATGGAGATCCTGTCTCACGAACCAGGTGCGGCCGACCTGTCCCGGTTGAACGACGGCGCCCCGCTGCTGTTCAACCACAACCCGGACGACGTGATCGGCGTCGTTGAGTCTGCGACCATCGGCGCCGACAAGCGCGGGCATGCCGTCGTGCGCTTCGCCAAGACCGCACGCGGCGACGAAATGATGGGCATGGTGCAGGACAACATCCTGCGCAATGTCTCCTTCATGTACGACCCCGAGTATTACGTGCTCGAAACCGACAGCCCGAACGGCTACAGCGACAACGACACGTACACCGCGCCGCGCTGGCTGGCGTACGAGATCTCGCTCGTCACCATCCCTGCCGACCCGACTGTCGGCGTCGGGCGCGCTGCAACTCCTGCAGACGCCCGCGCCGTGCGTATCGAAACGCGCGTGCGCAGCACTGAACCCAGCACTACCACCCCTACCACCCCGGCTCCTGCCGTAATCGTTGAGGACGACACAATGAAAAAGAAGCACATCCTGATGAACCAAGTTACCGCCGATACCCCAGCTGGCGGCGGTGGCGTCGCGCCGACCGTCATCCACCTGACGCAGGAGCAGATGCGCATCGCTGAACGCGAACGCCAGACCGCGATCCGCGCCCTGGGCGACAAATGGAAGAACCAGGACCTGGCGATGCTGCTGATCGAGGGCGGCACTAGTATCGAGGGCGCCCGTTCCGCGTTCCTGGAAGCCCTGGAGAATGACCCGAAAAAGCAGACCCCGGCGGCCGGCGCGCGCGTGGACATGAGCGAGAAGGAACGCCGTAGCTATTCGATGCTGCGCGGTATGCAGGCCCTGCACTCGAAGGAATGGAAACATGCCGGGTTCGAGCGCGAAGTGTCCAACGAGATCGCACGCCAACTGGGGCGCAACCCTTCGGCGGAAGGCATGTTCCTGCCTTCCGATCTGCCGTTCGCTCCTGACCAGGCGCACCAGCGCGCTTTCTCGCTGATCGCCGGCCAAAGCCGCATGAACCAGCAGCTGCGCTCCGCCTTCGCTGTCGGCGCCCCGGCGACTGGTGGCAACTTGGTTGCTACCGAGCTGCTGGCTGACAGCTTCATCGAAGTGCTGCGCAATGCGATGGTGACGCCGGTCCTGGGCGCTCGCTTCCTGTCCGGCCTGGTGGGCAACATCGATATCCCGCGCCAGATCACCGGCGCGCAGGCTTCGTGGGCCGGCGAGCTGACGCCTGGCGCCGAGTCCGAAGCGACCTTCGATAAGGTGCAGCTGCGTCCGAAAAACCTGACCAGCTGGGGCATCATTTCCCGCATGATGATGCTGCAGGCGACGCCGGCAATCGAAATGCTGGCTCGTGTGGACCTGATCGCGCAAATGGCGCTGGCCCTGGACCTGGCAGCCTTGTCGGGCAACGGAGCTGGCGGCTCGCCGACCGGCATCACCAACCAGGCCGGTGTCCTGTCCGTTATCGGTGGCGCCAACGGCAAGAACGTCGACTTCGACGACATCATCAAGCTGTACACCGCACCGCGTGTGGCCAACGCCGCGCAGACCTCGATGGCGTTTGCCATGAACAGCAAAGTGCTGGGCTACCTGGCTACCCTGAAGGCGAGCACCGGCCAGTATCTGTGGGACCCGCAAGGCGGCCTGACTGCCGGCTCGCCGGATCGCATCAAGGGCAAGCCATATGGCGAGTCGCAGCAGCTGCGCAGCAACTTGACGAAGGGTACTTCGGTCGGCGTCTGCTCCGAGATCATCTACGGCAACTGGCTGGAACTTCTGATCGCGGAATGGGGCGCTATCGAAGTCGCAATCAACCCTTACGATTCGACCCTGTTCAAGTCGGGCGACGTCGTGCTGCGTGCCATCCAGACCGCCGACATCGGCGTGCGCCATGGCGCCTCGTTCTCGGTCATGTCCGATGCCCTGACGCCAGGCTTCTAATCGCTGGCCATCTTTAACCCGCGAGCGGCGGTGGGCGCCGCTCGCACCATTCAACTCAGGAGTAACACATGAAATTCATCGTACGCGAAGGCTTCGTCGTTCACGACCGCAAAGTAGTAGAGATCGGCGGCAAACCACAAGTGCAGGAATCGAGCTACTACGAAGGCCAGGAAGTTGATTTCGACGAAGCGACTGCCGCGCAGCATGCGCACAAGCTGGAACCGGTATGCAAGAAGTCCGACGCATACCTGTCCTCCAAGCATCCGATGCCGGTCCAAGTTGTGCCTGCAGCTGCCGCAATCGACTACGCGCTGCTGGCCCAGGCCATCGTCGCCGCCCAGGCCATCGCATCCGCTAACCAAGATCCGGCGGCCTGAACATGAAGACCTATGTCATTAAGCCAGGCTGCTCGTTCCGCGTTTCCGAGACCGAAATTCTCGGCGCCGGCGAGCTTATCGAGCTGCCGGACGACGTTGCCGCTTTGCATGCAGCAAAGGTCGAACTGGTGGACGATTCGGCCGCAATGCAGCCGGCTTCAGCTTCCTCGGAGTAGGCCATGTTCACGGAAAACCTCGACGTATTCCTGCGGGAGTTCGGCAAGCCGTGCGTTGTGGCGGGCCACCCTGATAAGCCTTTCCTGGGCATCAAGGAGGAGCCCGATTCCGAGGTCCGCGTGGGTGGCTTCAATTCCAAGTCGACCATGTACGCCGTCCTGGTCAAGACCTCCGTTGTCGCGGAGTTGGACATCAAGTTCACCACTGCAATCACCGTCGACGGCGTTTCCTTTACCGTGCGCGAATGCGAGCAGATCGACGACGGCGCGTTCACTCAACTGAATCTCACTAAAGCATGAGTAACGAATCAGTATGCAGCCGCGTGGTCAGCCGCATGGTCGGCGCGCTGATGAATGCAACGTCCGCCGGGGACCGTGTGTTCGAGTCGCGCGAAGCCGCGTTCACCAGAGACGAGATGCCGTGCATCGTGGTCGCACAGCCTGAGAGCGAAGACAGCAATGTCTTTGGTGACGGCGTCGACTCGAACACGGCGCTCGTTACGGTGAGCGTCCTCGTACGCTCGGACTCCTGGCGACTCGCCGCAGATCCGATCGTCATCGACGTTCACCGGGTTCTCATGCACGACGGCCAACTGCGTGACATGGTTGTAGACATGCGCAAGGCTGGCCGGAAGTGGGAAAGCGAAGAAGGCGACATGACTGCCGGCTGCGACAGCATCACCTATCGCCTGATCTACCTGTCCAGTTCGGACGACATCACACATTCAATTTAACAGTTTTTAGGAGTAACAATGGCGCGTCACTTTGGTTCCGGCGTTCTGTGGGCGACCCCCATGCAGGACGCTTTCGGCAGTGCCTATGCATCGCCAACCCCGTTTCAGTTCGGCATTCTGCAGGATGTAGGCATCGATGCCTCGTTCGAGGAAAAGTTGCTGTACGGGACGAGTAGCTTCCCGGTCGACAGCGGCCGTGGCAAGGGCAAGATCGGCTTGAAGGCCAAGTTTGCCCATATCAACATGCTGCCTTTCACCGCCGGCTTCTTTGGTCAATCGGCGGTCAAGGGCTTGATTACCTCGGTCAAGGATGAAGTCGGCCAGGCAGCGGCGGCCACGGTAACGGTGGCACCGCCGGCGGGCTCGACGTTCTTTGCGAACCTGGGCGTGCGCATCGATGCGCTGGGTACACCGATGATCCGCGTTGCGACCGCCCCCAAGACCGGCGAATACACCACCGACGGCAACGGCCAATATACCTTCAACGCTGGCGACGTAGGCCGCACGATCTTCATTGATTACCAAATCATTGATAGCAATCAAGGGCAGCTTCTGACCGTGCGCAACTTGCCGATGGGCCTGACGCCGACTTTCCGCCTGGACTTCAGCATGAAGCGCAACGGCAAGGTGCTGACGATGTCCTTCCCGAACGTGACCAGCTCCAAGTTGGCCATGTCTTCGAAGCAGGAAGATTTCATGATCCCCGAACTGGATATGAGCGCGCTGGCGGATGACTCCGGCGTGGTCTGGAAATGGAGTGCAAGCGAATGATCGTCAAATTCTTGAAATGGCTGCTGGTCCTGTTCGGTCACGGCGTCCCGGCGGCGGCACCGAAGGCGGAACTAGACCCGAGCCAATGGGTGGCGCCGGAGCGCCGTCAAGGCGAGCTGCACGTCCCAGGCAAGGAAGTCACGTTGGCCGGCCAGTCCTTCATCATCGCGCCTCTGAACGCTGCAGCGGTCAAGCAGTTCCGGGACGAGATCAAGTCGGTCTTCATCGGCAACCTGCCCGACATCGAGCTGGTGGCAAAGATGGCCCAGGCCAGCCTGCAGCGAAACTACCCAGGCATCACGTTGGACGACGTCGAGCAGCTGATCGACTACGACAACTTCTTTCCCGTGTGGGAAGCGTTGCTGAATATGTCCGGCCTGGTCGCCCAGGCAAAGGAGATGCAGCGGCGAGTGCAGGCGGAAATGATGGGGCCGGACTCGACGGCCTGATCGCACACCTGGTAGCCAGCACTGGATGCACGCCGCAGCAGGCGTGGTCTGAGTGGGACATCCCCTCGATACTCGCTCAGACCGAGTACTGGCGTCTGCATCCGCCAGTACACCTATTGGTCGCGGCACAGGTCGGCTACCAGGCTCCTACCCTAGGAGGCCAGGAAGCCGAGCTGGACGCCGACGACTTGTTAGAAATGTTCCCGCCCGCCTGACCAGGTGGGCGTTTTTATTTGGAAGTGCCGCCATGGCAGACAACGACAAGAGTGCCACCGAGTACGTAATCTCGGCCAATGCCGCCGGCTTTGAAGCCGGCATGAACAAGGCTGCGGAAACAGCCCGCACGGCCGCCAAGAGCATCGCCTCCAGCATGGAGCAGATCCAGTCGAGCCTTGGCCAGGTATCGGGAGTCCTGTCCTCGGTCACCGGCTGGTTCGGGAAGATGTCGGGCGTGATCGCCGGCGGCGCGGCCTTCAAAGAGGTGATCGGCAAGGCCAACGAATGGAACGGCGAAGCGAAGAAGCTGGCAACCCAAATGGGCATCACCACCGAGCGCGCCAGCGTGATGATGGTCGCCATGCGCCACCTGGGCATCGATTCCGAAACGGTCACGCTGGCGGCCGGGAAAATGGCTAAGCAGATCGCCACCAACTCCGACGCCTACGAAAAGCTGGGCGTCAAGGTGAAAGACGCCAACGGCCAATATCGCCCGACCCTGGAAATCATGGGCGAGGTGAATGCCAAGCTCAAAGAAATCAAGAATCCCATCGAGCAGAACATCGCCGGCACGGAGATCTACGGCAAGTCCTGGAACGACGTGCGTGGTACGTTGAAGCTGACGACCGAGGAAATCAAGGCAGCGGAACAAAAGACCAAGGATCTCGGCCTGGTTGTTGGCGAGGAAGGCGTCGCCAACACAAAGAAGTACAAGGAGTCCATCAACGATATGAAGCTGGTCATCACCTCCCTGGAGGTGCAGGCCGGCAATGCGCTGCTGCCGGCGTTCGTCAAGTTGGGCGGTTGGATGAGCAGCCAGGCGCCGGCTGCCGGCAAGGTCATGGCGATGGTGCTGGAATCCATCGAGGAGCTGATGTCCAGCTGCTCCGAGCTGGTAATGGACCTCTGGAACGACATCCGGGACGGCTTTACGGCAATTGGAGATCTGATCTCGGAAGTGATGGGCGGCGAGACGCCAACGGCGTTAGAGTTCTTTGGCAATTGCCTCAAGGTGATCGAAATCATTGTTTTGGCGTTCAAGGTCACGGTCCAGGAAGTCATCCAGGCCATCAAGGGCTACGTCGAGCTGCTGGTCGCCAACCTCATGCGGATGGCCAATACCGCCGAGCGAGCGCTGCATGGCGACTTCTCCGGCGCTAAGCAGGCATGGCAGGCCGGGACCGAGATTATTGAGGACATCCAGAAGAAGCACTGGGACAAGATGAAGGGCATCGCAGAGGCCGGCAAGGAACGGCTGGACGCGATTGTGATGCGCGGCCCATCCAAGCAGGCCGAGATCAAGGACAAGACGATTTCCGGCGGCCCGACGTACGACTTCAGCAAGGACAAGGGCGACAAGGAAAAGAGCCGTATTCATGAATGGGACGCCAAGCTCGCCGCCGACAAAGACGGCTACGCGAAGGAGCAAGCCATCGCGGGAACGGCCATGGAGTACAGCCTGGGCATGGAGCGCGACTACTGGAAGCGCATCCTGGACACTGTTTCCATGAACAAGGAAGAAAAGGCCCAGGTCGAGCGCAAGTATTACGCGACTATGGCGGCGATCCGTAAGCAGGACTTCGAGAACGACATCGCCGGGGAAAAGCTGAAGCTGGAGGCGTTCAAGAACAATCACCTGGAGCGCCTGGAGATCGCCAACCGCATCTACCAGCAGAACGTCGACCGCTTCGGCATGGAGTCCAAGGAAGCCAAGGCGGCGCTGGCCGAAGTGATGAAAGAGCAGCGGGCCTACACCGACCAGATGGTGGCCACGAACAAGGTCATCGCGGAGTCGCGGCGCAACGCCGAGCTGGCCGGCATCGATGCAGCGGAGCAGGACGCGCAGCAGCAGCTGGCGATGCGGCAGATTACGGTGGCACAGATGCTGGAACTGGATCGCCAATTCGAGGCGAAGCGCTACCAGATCAAGATGCAGGCGCTGCTGCAGCAAGAGGCGATGATGAAAGGCCCGGACGAAGACCCGGTCGCCCTGGCACAGCTGCACGCGCAGATTGAGGCGGCCGAGG